GTTTTTTGTTTTAAATGTACAAGGTTTAAACTTTTGTTCTATATTTGTGTAAACTTAAAATATAGAAGTCATGGAAGAACAAGTAAAAGAGATGGAGTTAACTCCAGAAGAATTGAATGAAAAGAGAGAACAGATGCTTCAGTTTTATACTGAGTCAATGCCTTATCTTAAAGCGCAAGCTGATTATGAGGAAACTTTATTGAAGATTGATGAGGCACGTTGGAAGAGAACCAATATCCAAATGCAGTATGCAATGATGGCAGCTCAACAAGAAGAAGCCGAAGCAGATGCACAAGATTCTCCAGAAGCATTGAGAGAAGAAATCAAACAAGAAGGTAAAAGACTTAAGAAGAATTAATCATGGCTTTAGTAAATCAAGTACAGAAGCGTGTAAGAATGCCTAAGTGGGAGATTGTAAAGTTTCAGATCTTAACTCACTGTTACCTTAGTCGTATAACAGTGAGTGAGTCTGACCTTAACTGCTTGACTTTGTTGAGCTTTAATCAACCCTTAGAACTTACACATTTTTGTTATGACGCATCTACTGAAGAAGACTGGATATTCAAAACTCCACAGACTGTGAGAAACTGCATTAACAAGGCTGAGAAAAACAATCTTGTTGTTAAAGATCCCAACAACAAAAAGATTATCATGCTCAACCCTACTTTGCAAATACAAACTACCGGGACAGTATTACTTGACTATAAATTTTTAGGAGATGATACCAAAGAAGCCGGAAGTAATAATTAAAGCAGTTGCTGAGCAATATGACATACCAGCATCTTTAGTAGATGACATAGTAAGTTTTTATTACAAAGAAGTAAGAAAGAACTTATCAAGTTTAGAAAATCTAAGAATAAACTTACCTGGTTTAGGTCACTTTATAATTCAGAAGAAAAGTGTAGATGCACTAATTCTGAAGTACAGAAACCTAAATAACAAGTATGACACTCAGACTTTCATAAACTATCATAACAAAAAAAGCGCTGAACAGAAGTTAGAGAAACTTTCTGTAGCAATAAAAAACATAAATCAATTCTTAGAAACTAAAAAAGCATTTAGAGATGGCCGGAAGAATCAAGGAAATTTGGAAGAATAGAAAACAAATTATGGAGGGTATTAAAAACTCTGTCATCCGTGATGAATTTGTAGAAGATATTGCTGAGCATAGAAGAGACATTTGTGATTCATGTGAACATCAAGATACCAAAGGAAAAGAATGTGCTGTACCCGGAACACAACCATGTTGTGGATTATGTGGATGTTCTTTAACATTTAAACTCAGAGCCTTATCAACTGAATGCCCAGATGGTAGATGGTTTGCACTACTATCAGAAGAAGATGAGGATAAACTAGACGCACTATGAGTATTATATTTAATGCTGCAGATCATAGCTACAAGAGCATTGAGGCAGAAGGTATAGACTGGATAAGTGTAACATCACTCTTGTCTAACTTTAAGAAACCGTTTGATGCTGAGAAAGTAGCTGCCAGTGTAACCAAGAAGACTAGGTCTAAATGGTATGGTATTCCACCAGAAAAGATTCTTGAACTATGGAAAGCAGAAGCTGACCGTGCTACCACACTGGGAACATTCTATCACAACCAGAGAGAAACAGATATATGTTCTTTATCTTCTATAGAGTTAGAAGGTATACCTATTCCAATCTATAAACCTATTGAGGAAAACTCTCAGAAAAAAGCGCCTGAACAAAAGCTTACAGATGGGATCTACCCAGAGCACATGGTTTACATTAAGTCTGCGGGCATATGTGGTCAATCTGACTTAGTTGAAGTAGTCAATAGTAAAGTAAACATTATTGACTATAAGACTAATAAGGAGATTAAGACAGAATCATTTAAGAACTGGGAAGGGACATCAGATAAAATGTCCCATCCAGTAAGTCATTTAGATGATTGTAACTTTAACCACTATGCTCTACAGCTGAGTATTTATATGTATATTATACTGAAGCATAACCGTAAACTTAAGCCAGGAAAGATATACATTCACCATGTGCTTTTTGAAATAGAGGGAACAGATGAATACGGCTATCCTATTACCAGGTATTCATCAAATGGAGATCCCGTAATTAAAGAAGTTATACAAATGGAAGTACCATATCTAGCAGATGAAGTTATCTCCATCATTAACTGGCTATATGATAACAGAGACCAAATTAAAAAGAAATGATAGTAAGATTATTTGACGTGCAAAATGGGGTAGTTGTACCTACTGAGCATTGTTTTACAATGAAAGCACTTAAAGATATCATGGATAATTATCCTAATGACTATCTAAAGATCTACCTGTACCTGTTCTATATGACATGTCCTAATCCTGATTTAAATATATTCTTTCATACTCCGGCAATGGATAAAGAAGACTTGATCTTAGATCAGATAGAGGCAGAGTTTTCCCCGGAAGATAAAGACATCTATACAGCCCTGCAGTTCTGTGCAAGATTATATGAGACACCAACCTCCCGCGCGTATGATGGTATGCAGAAAGCTCTAGATAGAATAGCAAGGTACTTAGCTACTACTCAGATTACTGATGGTAAAGATGGTAACATAGCACAGATTAGAGCTGTAGCAAAAGACTTTGATGCCATTAGACAATCATTTAAGGGTGTATATAAAGACCTACAAGATGAGCAACAGAGTAAAGTAAGAGGTGGTCAGGGATTAGCTTATGACTCATAATGGAATTCTGGAACGATATACCTACCTGGGATAATGGAACCTGGACTACTACCAACTTTGAAAGCAGAGATGAGTTCAGAGTTTTTATATTCAGCATATTCAGAGAGCCCGGTCAGTACAACTTTAATGAGGATAGTAGTAAGATCTTTAATGAGCAGTGTAGAGTGTTTAATGAAAACAAGATATACTGTACTGCCCCATATAAGTCTAAGGACTTTATTAATTACTGGGATGACCAGAAAGAGAAATGCCGTAAAGGTGTTATTGTAAAGTCTGGTAAAGAGATATGGTTCTTAGCCCGGGAGTATTACATGTGGCTTAACTTCTTACCAATCTTTAATAAGGAGATTCAAGCCTTTGGGTTTGCTGATATACGGGATGCTCAGTATCACATGGCTCTCTATGAACTGTTAGCTGAGTTACACTATAAGCATTCAGCTATTCTTAAGAAACGTCAGATTGCTTCTTCTTATTATCATGCCGGTAAGTTACTTAATCAACAGTGGTTTGAAGCAGGGGTTACACTTAAGATGGGTGCATCTCTTAAAGATTACATCAATGAGAAAGGTACTTGGAAGTTCTTATCTGAGTATGCAGCTTTCTTGAATGAACATACTGCATGGTATAGACCTATGTCACCAGACAAGGTAATGATGTGGCAGCAGAAGATTGAAGTAAGAAAAGGAGATAGAAAGACTGAAGTAGGTCTCAAAGGTACTATTCAAGGTATGTCATTTGAAAAAGATCCTACAAATGGTGTAGGGGGTCCAGTAAAATACTTCTTTCATGAAGAGGCTGGGATTGCACCTAAGATGAATACTACCTTTGGATACATCAAGCCAGCGCTTAAGTCAGGTATGATAACTACAGGTATGTTCATTGCTGCGGGATCTGTGGGAGACTTAGACCAGTGTGAGCCGTTGAAGGAAATGATCCTTAATCCGGAGGGTACTGATATCTATGCTGTAGATACTGATCTCATAGATAGTAAAGGTACTATAGGTGTATCAGGTTTGTTTATTCCAGAGCAGTGGTCGATGCCACCGTATATAGACGCTTACGGTAACTCATTAGTAGAAGAAGCGCTGCAGGCACTAGATGATTACTTTGAGGAGTGTAAGAAAAAGATGTCACCGGAAGCATATCAGCTTGAAGTATCACAGCATCCAAGAAACATTGAAGAAGCCTTTAAACATAGAAAGGTATCTATATTCCCACAACACTTAGTAGGAGCTCAGCTTAGAAGAATAGAAGACAAAGAATACTCTTATGAGTTCTTAGAAATCTACAGAGATGAGCAAGGTATACCCAAGGTTAGAGAGACTAATAAACTTCCTATATCTGAATTTCCTATATCTAAGAAGACAGAAGATAAAACAGGAACTCTGATTGTATATGAAAGACCTGTAAAAGATCCAACCTTTGGTATGTATTATGCATCTATTGACCCCGTATCTGAAGGTAAAACAAATACATCTGACTCATTGTGTTCTATCTATGTGATGAAAGCTCCTGTAGAAGTAACTAAGATTAGTGGCGTAGATGTAGAAAACTTTATAGAGCAGGATAAGATAGTAGCTGCATGGTGTGGTAGATTTGATGATATCAAGAAAACACATGAGAGACTGGAGTTAATCATTGAATGGTACAATGCCTGGACGGTGATAGAGAACAACATCTCATTGTTTATCCAGTACATGATATCAAGAAAGAAACAAAGGTATCTAGTACCTAGAACACAGATCATGTTTCTCAAAGATTTAGGTGCTAATGCTAACGTGTTCCAGGAGTATGGATGGAAGAATACAGGGATACTATTCAAGACTCACCTTCTAAGTTATGTCATAGAATATACCAGAGAAGAATTAGATACCGTTACCAAAGAAGATGGTACTATAGTAAAGACTACTTATGGCATAGAACGTATTCCTGATCCTATGTTGCTTAAAGAAATGCAAGCTTATACAGAAGGGCTCAACGTGGATAGGCTAGTAGCCTTCTCTGCACTAGTTGCTTTTATGAGAATTCAACAATCAAATAGAGGATATCAGAAGCGTGTCATCATGGATGATGCAGCCAAAAACTTGCAAAAGTCAGATAATTTGTTTAAATTACCTCATAGCCCTTTCCGGCACATGGGGAATGGTATGCGAAGTGGCGGCAAAGTAATTAAAAGATCACCATTTAAAAACTTTAAATAAAAGGTATGGAAATATATAATGCAATGCAGCTCAAAAAAGGAGCTAAAGCGCAACATAATAGAATGGGTAGTATTACCCAACCTTTACAATTTATCCCCAAGAAAGATAAAGACCAGGAGTGGGCAGCCTGGAACTTAGACTGGTTAGAGTGGAACGGGTTAAAACAAATCCGCAGAAATGCTCGCAGGTTCATGAAGAACTATAAGCTTGCTAAGGGTATTATAGACAAGACTGACTATATCATAGAAGAAGACAATGAGATGAGAGATATTGTAGAGACTCTTACAAAAGAAGATTACTCTGCTCTTGAACTTAAGTTCTACCCAATTATACCTAATGTTATTAATGTTCTTGTAGCTGAGTTTGCTAAGAGGTCAACTAAACTTACTTACCGGGCAGTAGATGAGTTCTCTTACAATGAGATGATGGAACAGAAACGTGCCGCTGTAGAAGAGGTACTAATGTCAGATGCTCAAATGAAAATTCAAGGAGCTCTTCTTAAACAAGGATTAGATCCGCAGTCTGAAGAAGCACAACAACAAATGTCACCAGACAACATTAAATCACTTCCTGAGATTGAAATGTTTTTCAAGAAAGATTACAGATCCATGATAGAACAATGGGCATCTCACCAACACAAGGTAGATGTTGAACGTTTTAGAATTGATGAATTAGAAGAAAGAGGTTTTAGAGATATGCTTATTACAGACCGTGAGTTCTGGCATATGCGTATGATGGAAGATGACTATGAAGTAGAACTCTGGAATCCGGTTCTTTGTTTTTATCACAAGTCACCAGATGCTAGATATATTTCTCAAGCTAACTGGGTAGGCAAAACAGATATGTTTACTGTAGCTGATGTAATTGACAAGTATGGGTATATGATGACAGAAGATCAGATGGAGGCCTTAGAAGCTATCTATCCTATCAGATCAGCTGGATATAACATTACTGGACAACAGAATGATGGTTCATTCTATGATGCTACTAAGACGCATGAGTGGAATACCAATATGCCGTCACTTGCCTATAGACAATATACATCTATGGTTGCCGGTAATATCACTGATGCAGGTGATGTAATTACACAGATCCTATCAGAAGGTGAAGACTTTAATGTAGCCGGTACAGCATACTTACTACGTGTAACTACAGGATACTGGAAGTCACAACGTAGAGTAGGACATCTTACCAAAGTAATGGACAATGGTGAAGTAGTCACTGAGATTATTACTGAAGACTATAAAGTAACAGACAATCCTATTTATGATACTAGACTCTTTAAAAATAAGACTAAGGATAATCTAGTATTTGGTGAACACATTGACTGGATCTGGATCAATGAAGTATGGGGAGGCATTAAGATTGGGCCAAATATTCCTTCATTCTGGGGTATGAATAACCCTGGTGGATTCTCACCTATCTATCTTGGAGCTGACAGAAACCATATTGGGCCGGTAAAATTCCAGTTCAAAGGAGACAACTCATTATATGGATGTAAGCTTCCTGTAGAGGGTGCTGTATTCTCAGATAGAAATACTAAGTCTACTGCACTCATTGATTTGATGAAGCCATACCAGATTGGATACAACATTGTAAACAATCAGATAGCGGATATCTTAGTGGATGAACTAGGTACTGTAATCCTCTTAGATCAGAATGCTCTACCAAGACACTCTGCTGGAGAAGACTGGGGTAAGAACAATCTAGCTAAAGCATATGTGGCAATGAAGAATTTCCAGATGTTACCGCTAGATACATCTATCACAAACACAGAGAATGCAATTAACTTCCAGCATTTCCAAAAGCTAGACCTGGAACAAACAAATAGATTAATGTCAAGGATTCAGCTTGCCAACTATTTTAAGCAGCAAGCATATGAAGTAATTGGTGTGAATCCTCAGCGTATGGGACAACAACTTGCACAGACTACCGCAACAGGTGTAGAGCAGGCTGTAGCTGCCTCATATGCGCAGACAGAAACTTACTTTATCCAGCACTGTGACTATCTGATGCCTAGAGTACACCAGATGCGTACAGACTTAGCTCAGTACTATCATTCTACTAAACCTTCTCTTAGACTTCAGTATATGACCACTGCAGATGAGAGAGTAAACTTTGAGATCAACGGTACTGATTTACTTATGCGGGATCTAAACATCTTTGCTAGCACAACAGCAAATCACCGGGCCATTCTAGAACAACTTAAGTCTATGTCCCTAAACAATAATACTACAGGAGCTAGTATATATGACTTAGGTAGAGTAATTCAATCTGACTCTATTGCAGAACTTAATTCAGTTCTTAAAACATCTGAAGAGAAAACTAATCAAGTCAAACAACAAGAACAACAGGCTCAACAGCAAATGCAAGAACAACAACTCAAAGCAAATGCTGAACAAGAGAAACTTAAAATTGATCATGAAGCTGCTGAGGCTGAGAAAAACAGACAGCGTGATATTCTTGTTGCTGAAATTAGAGCAGCTGGTATGGGTGCTATGACAGACACTAATCAAAACCAGATGTCTGACTATGAAGATTCAATGAAAGAGATCCGCGCAACTGAACAGTATCAGCATCAAACTTCTTTGGAAAGAGAAAGAGATACTAATAGAAATATGCTAGCCTCTGAGAAGAATCAAATAGAAAGAGAGAAGCTTCAAGTACAAAGAGAACTTGCTGATAAACAACTGCAAATTGCAAGAGAAAATAAGAATAAATATGACAAAGGAAAATAAGAGTTATGCATTAGCTATATAATGCAAAAATTCATATTTCTGTTTTAAATTTCATAAGTTTATTTTTACAATTTTGCTTATATTAAATTAATAACCAACAAAACCAACACAGATGTCAATAGAAAAAAATGATGTGCAATTGCTTAATAGTACAACGGTATCACAAGCAGATGTAAACATTGATGAAATCTTTGGAATGCCGGGGGCTGAGAATATCATGCTACCGGGAGAAGAAGATGAAAAACCCAAGTCTATCTTCTCAAAAGAGAATGTAGACACCACGTTCCTTGACAATAGGTCTTCTCCTAGCAGTAGTAATAAAGCTACAGTAGAGGAGAAACAAGAAGTAGAAGAAACTATTGCTGAACTTGATGTACTCATTTCACAAGAAGAGGATGCTGGAAATAAAGGAAGACCAAAGATTGATAAATCAGGTCTTGCTGAACTAGCATCTAAAATGATTGAAGAAGGAACTCTAGTAGGTTTTGATGATGATAAGCCCTTAGAGGAATACACAACAAAAGATTTTAGAGAACTTTTTGAAGCTAACTTCCAAGAGCGTGAGAATCAAATTAGAGAAAACACTCCAAGAGAATTCTTTGCTGCACTTCCAGAAGAACTTCAGTATGCTGCAAAGTATGTAGCGGATGGTGGCCAAGATCTTAAAGGTCTGTTCAGAACTTTAGCTCATGTTGAGGAAATGCGTCAACTAGATCCAACTGATCAATATGATCAAGAAGAGATTGCAAGACAATATCTACATGCTACAAGATTTGGTACACCTGAAGAGATTGAATCTGAGATAGAAGATTGGAGAGATCTTGATAGACTTGAGCAGAAAGCTAATCAACTTAAGCCAAAGCTAGATAAAATGCAAGATGAAATCATTGCAAGACAACTAGCTGAGCAAGAAGTAAAGAAAGAGCAACAAGAAAAAGCAGCAAAAGCTTACACAGATAATGTGTATAACACACTTTCTACAGGTGAGATTGGTGGAGTAAAGCTTGATAAGAAATTGCAAAGCATGCTTTACTCAGGATTGGTTCAACCAAACTACCCATCTATCTCTGGAAAACCTACAAACCTGCTTGGACACTTGCTTGAGAAGTATCAGTTTGTAGAACCAAGACATGATCTTATTGCAGAAGCACTTTGGTTATTGGCTTCTCCTGAAACTTACAAAGCTAAGATTCAAGAGCAAGGTGGTAAAGCAGCTACTGAGAAAACAGTAAGAGCACTTAAAACAGAACAACAAAGAAAGATCAGCTCTTCTGTACAACATGAAGAAGAAGATAAACCAAGAACAGGTACAAAAAGTTCAAAGACACTTTCAAGAAGTAACAATATATTTAGACGCTTTTAACTAGTAACAATTAACAAACAAATACAAAATGGCAACTCCAGTTTTAAACAATGGTATATTCCTGCGTGACACGGCATACAATGCATCGTCCCACGTAGATTCATACCACCTCACAAACATGTTGAAAGACGCAGAACCTATGGATCTGGGTCCAGTAGACCTTTGGGCAATGGCTCAAAAAGTAGAAATGCCCCTTTATCAAATGTCATCATTTGGAGGGAAGAATGTAATCATGGTAGACAATGCTCGTGGAGAGTACAAATGGCAGACTCCGGTCTCTATTGACCTACCTTACGTTGTTGAAGATATTGAGCCACTCAATGACTTCAAAGGCGTAGATGGTAACACATTCAAAATTAAACTTAACAGACGTGAGTTTGGTCATGGTGATATCCTTACCTATGACAAGTACAACGGTGTTGAGATGTACGTAACACAGGATGACATCCTTCCTATTGGAGACGGATTCATCTATACCGTACAGTTGGTAAACAATGACAACTACAAGTATCTTGACAACAAGTATCTTGCTAGCGGTACTAAGATCTTCCGTAAAGGTTCTGCAAGAGGTGAGTATGGTGAAAGATTCTCTGACATCATTACTAACGCTGGATTCCGTGAATTCTACAACTACGTAGGAGGAGCTGAAGCTCACGTTCACTACTCTATTTCTTCACGTGCAGACTTGATGATCAAAGGTGGTATGAATGCAGATGGTACAGTTCCTGTAACTGAGATCTGGAGAACATTCAACAAGAACATTGATCCAGCAATCACGTCTTTGGAAGACATGGTTAAAGTTATGGGTAAAGATTCTGTAAAGAAAGCTTTTGATAACGGAGACCTTTCAAGAACATTCTTGACAAACATGGAAGCAGCTCACCTTTCTAAAGTTGCATCTGACATTGAGACTTACTTGATGTGGGGACAAGGAGGTAGAGTACGCCAAGATGGTCCGGATGATGTTAGATTGTCTGTGGGTCTTTGGAAACAGTTGGATAACTCTTTCAAGAGAATCTACAACAAGAATAACTTTAACCTTGATTTGTTCCGTGGAGAAATCTACAACTTCTTCAATGGTAAGGTTGAGTTCCAAGGTCCAGATCCTAAGCGTTCCCTAGTAGTTCAAACTGGTATGGGTGGTATGCGTATGGTGAATGATGCTATCCGTAGAGAAGCAATTGCATCTGGTCTTTTGATTCAGGCTGCTGATATCGGTGCAATCACTGGTAAAGGAATGGACTTGAACTTTGGATTTGCTTACACTTCTTATGTTATTCCATTCTTGGCTAACGTTAAGTTTGTGTTGAACCCAGCATTTGACAACGTTCATACAAATGATATTGAGAACCCAATCATTGATGGTTTCCCATTGTCATCTTATTCATTCATTATCTTTGATATCACTGATAATACAAATGATAACATCTACCTATTGAAGTTGTCTTGGGATAACCAATTGAAGTGGTGGTATCAAAATGGTACAATGGACTACATGGGCCGTACACAAGGGTTCCAGTCTTCTGGCCAATTCAATGGTTACCGCGTAATGATGTCTCAAACAATGCCAGCTATCTGGGTTAAGGATCCAACTAAAGTCCTTAAGATTGTTATGAGAAATCCAATTACTGGTGGATCATTCTAATATATAATCAGAAACACAGAGGAGGGTGTAAAAGCCCTCCTCTCCCTGTTTTAACAAACCAACAATTTAAACCAACAAACCAACAACAAAATGGAAAATTCAACATTCACAATGGTAGAAACAAGAGATACCAAAACTTCAAATATCTCTGTTAAACCTTATTTTGACAATTCAGTATCTAACATGGGTCTAGAACAATATGGTCTATCCCTATTTGACGGTGTAACACACACTGAGCAATTAGCATGTTTAGAAAAAAATGGAGTAATTCAGTATATCACAGGACTAAATGAATTTGCACCAGAGATTAAATTGATTAAAGATCCACAAGAAAGAGAAGCAAAGATTAAAGAGATTAGAGTAATGGTAGCTGACTTAGAAAGAGACTTGGCAGCTAACGTACTTGAGATTGATGACCCACAGTTCTGGACTAAAGTAAAATTACTAAGACCGGACAATGCAGAGTTCTGGAATAAGATTTACTTATCATGCGGTAATGATCCCGTATTCTTGGATAATAAGGACCCATTTGATAGAATTAAACTTCAGGCTATTGAAGCTGGAGGTTTCTCTCTTGTATCAAGAAGCTATGATGAAGCAAGATCAAGAGCTATTCCACCAAAGTTTTATTTAGATAAAGCTCAAGAAACTGCAGGAGCTAGAACTGAATACAAGAAGCTGCGTAACAAAGCACTTGCTGAACTTCAGAAATTATTTGATAAGAACAGCACTAAGCTATTCTACATTGCTAAGGCCGTAGATACAGCTAGTGTACAATATAAAAAGTATACTCCAAATGATGTTATCTATGACAATATGGATAGACATATCAACGGTGAAGGCTCAGAAGGTAATAAGGAAAGATCTGCTAAAGGCTTCCTAGATGCTGCCGCTTTAGATATGGAAACATTAAAAATCAAAGCAATTGTCAAAGATTCAATATTTTTTAAGTATATTATTAATAAGCCGGATGGTTATATCTATCATACTCAGTCAGGAGCAATGTTAGGTAGAAATACATCTGATGTTATTGAGTACTTGAGAAACCCTTTAAATGAAGATGTTCTTAAGGATCTCAATATGAAGATTGAAAAAC